ACTTGCGTGCGGTTCTCTCTCTCTCTTCTTCCCTTCTTCCCTTCTTTTCCTTCTTGGTACGTGGTCGCTTGTTGGTCGCTTGTTGGTCGCTTGTTGGTCGCTTGTTGGTCGTTTCACCATCTTTTGATTGATATAATGCCCAATTTTCAATGCGTAGAACGGTAAATCTGTTGGTCGTTTTGATGGTCGAAATTTCTCCAGTTTCCTTTAAGTGCTCAATTGCTGTCCTGACTTGCCGTTCTGACAGCCCAAGTTGTTCCGCCCACTTCTTTCTGCCGAACACGACATCCCCGGGCATAAGCTTGTGTCCTCTGTAAGCACCTTCTTCATAGTTGGCTTTTAGAAGAGCATGAAGGAATACAGCTTTTGTGTTAATATCGTCATACCATTCCCACTTGAGAATTGATCTATTCAGTTTTATGAAGTTACCATTATTCATTATCCTCACCACGTTTTGCGCATATCTCGTCTCCGCTTTTGAAATGCTTATCCGACATGAAATATGCGGTCAATGCACCTGCTGAATAAGCATCGCAGGTTTTTATCCTGATGGGATCGCCGTATGTCGCCACAAGGACCACAAACCCATCAGGATAATCCCTGCAGACAGATACACCTGCGACTTCAACTGGCTGCCACACAAAATCCATGAGTGCATCAATGCTTTCCTTATCTCTAATGAGTACATCCTCATATCCGTTCTCGCTGTTGTCGATGATTGCTACTTTGTACATTGTTATTTCCCTTCCCACATTGATTTAAGTCTCGCCAGCTCGTTTGGCGGCAAGGTCTCGATGCCGCCTATCTCCTTTGCTTCAATAATAAGTCTGTCAATTAGCCTTCCCATTTGTTGGCTGTCATAGCATGATGAGCCGTAATAGCATCTAACCTTTGTGCATTTTGGTATTTTGCAGTCCGGCTGTATTTCTGCTATCCATCCTGTGCCTTTGCCGTTCCAGTTCTTAACGAATACTTCAACGGCTTTATCGGCCACAGCGACATCGTCAAAAACGCCAACTTCCTGTATCAGTTCTCTGTAAACTTCCTCTTTGGATAAACCTACCTTCGCTCCTACTTTGTCGGCTAAAACCCAAAAGTATGAATTGGCATCAAGACTTCTCTTCGCCTTGTAAGGCTTTATTACAGCACTTAAATTATCCTTGCCGAAGAATGAGTCGATCTCGCTATAATCTCTCGTTACAAACGATATTTCAGCCCCACGGAGCGTTTTATTAACTTGTAGTGTTCCTTGTTCTATCTTCATAGGTAATTCCTCTTGAACACTTTCGCAAATGTTCCTTCTCCATACACCCTGTCGCACTCGAATTGCGCAAGTTTGTGAAAATCATCAATTATATATTTAGTTCTATGCGCTTGTCTGTGGCAACCAGGACATATCCACACCCACAGCCCAAGTGCTTTAGATAGTTTTCGGTCGGCTGTTCCGAATTGCAGTTCGTGTCGTGTCACGTTTGTATCGCCACAGCAATAACATTTCTCTTGCGTTGATATAATTGATTCTGAATATCCGTTATCGTCAGGATGCAAGTCGAATTGATATTTTAGTTCGTCTATTAGTCTCATTATTTTGTTCCTTTGAGTTTGATTCTCACGCTTGATTTAACTGTTGATACTTTGCTCACAGCGTCATATACATCAGGGAAGAACTTCTGCAATGCTTTGCTGTCTACTGTTATCCGTTCACCCTCTTTGACGTAATTGACGATAAGATCGTCTGTCTCTATCTTCTCAAAGCCGTACTCTTCCATAGCCGCCTTGAGTTTGGCTCTCATGTTGTCTTTTTGCTTCTTTGCCTCATTCTCAATCCTTTCGATATACGCTATGTGTTCTGCTACAGCTTGCGGTACATACAGTTCGCCTGTTTCCTTATCTACTGCGACAACTTCCTTGATCTCTTCTTTGATTATTTCGTTCATTATTTCACTCCTATTGTTTTACTGTTTTTACTTAAACTCATTGTGTACTGGATAAAGTTTCCGAAGTTAGCTTTCGTCATGTCCTGTAGCTGTTTTATTCCGTATGCCTTGAACATTTCTTCCTCGCTGATTTTGTACTGCTCCATCAGGCCCATAACATCTGCCAGTTCACGCTTTGAGATTTTCTTTTGCATATCTTCCCGGGCTTTCTGCTCTTCCTGTTGAGAACCATCATCGTATTGCTGCTTAAATTCGTCTGCTTCACTGTCTGAATAAACACCATCATAGGCAAGGCCGCATAGTTTCAGAACTACTCTGTCAAACAGTCTCTTATATGCCATTGCATACGGATAATCGTTCTTGCAGTTAGTAGGACTGACTTCTCCCACTTCGTATATCCCCTGTTCATCGTTCATATATGAGTAAACAAGTGAGCCTTTGTAGCCGTCTTTATCAAGCGACACGCAACTTGGGACAAACTTCTTCACTTTTTCCTGTGCGTCATTGATCTTAAGGCAACCATTGTGTGAAATAATAAGGCCGCTGTACATCATCTTTGTTCCGTTTGCGTATGTGTTCATAAGAATCCAAAAGTCGCCTTCTTCAACACGCTCGTATGTTTTGATTATTTCAAGCGCCTTTGCCTTGCTCTGCTCGTATTTAGGTGTCTGCCATACTGGCAAGTCTTTTCCTTTGTAGTTTTCGGTTTTCTTTTCATTAAACATCGTTATCTCCTTTCCATCTTTTCTATCCATGCTCTTCTGCGCTTGTCGTCATAGTCTTCTACTATGGATGCCAGCAGGTCATACATATCATCATCAGTTGCGTCCTGATGCATACTCTTGAAATTGTTGAAGGCTATCGCTACAAGACCTTCCATGTCTTCACGGCAGCCATCACATACTGTTGCGTCTTCGGGTATGTCTTCATACCCACCGCAGATGTCGCATTGTGGTGCTCTCTCTATATCTATGCTTCCGCATTCTGGGCAAGCATCGTAGCTGATCACTTCGCTCATGCTTCCGAATGCTCCAACATCTGCCGAAACGCCAGTTGCTTCTATGACTTCTTGCGGTTCACTGAATAGCGTTTTGCATGATTCACATCTATACATTCTCATCACCTACCAAGTAATACTTTGCGTAATGGATAGAACCCTTAAAAACGTTGTTTGTCTTGATCGCATAGCCTTTTTTTCGCAGGTCTGCGATTCTCGCAGACAGTCTGTAACAGTCAAACAATTCGATTGCGTCCTGTTGCGTGATTGCCTTCCCTGACTTTAGATATGCAAGTATTCTCTCGTTCTGACTTTCTTTTCGCTTTTTAGACATTGCCTTTTGCTCCTTTCTGTGCTATAATTCTTTGCAAAGTTTTAGTGCATAGTTACAAAACTTTCTGTGCGGCGGTCTTTTGACCGCCTCTTTGCTTTGTTATGGAAGAATCATGTCGATGTAGCCTCTTGCGGCCATCATCGCTATCAGCAAGAAAATCCACAATGCGAATTTTCTTTGCTCTCTTTTTTCCTCTTCTCTCTTCTGCTTGCTGTGAGCGTTAGCAAGTATGCAAGCCGCTCTCAGATCGTCAATCTCTTTCTGTGTCATAATGATTTTCCCTTTCTTCCATGCAGACTGGGCGCACTGATTATCAGCCATTTCGACAATAGTTAGTGATGTATGAGTTATTAAAAACAGAAGGTGTGAGGTGTGCGCCCAGTTTTTGCATAGAGCGCAACGGCTGTGCCGTCACGCATATCCAGTAAAGAAAGGAGGTATCATGCTGGAGCAGTCGCTCCGCTCTATGCAATCCGCTGAACGTGACGGACAGACCAGTGAATGTCCGTCACGCTAAGGAAAAAAATTAAATGCTCGTGGCTATCCGCCACGCTCAACGGATAATATAAACTTGTCTGTGCTTGCGTCCAAAACTGTCTGTCTCGTCGTACCCAACGTGATAATCAATTACTCTGCCTTTGACAGCACCGCCTGTGTCATCAGCTCTCACTTCGCCTATTCCCTCTATGTAAAGCCTTGTTCCGAGCGGTATCACATCAGGATCAACTGCAACTGTTTGATAAGGCACAGGCGTTCTCTGACTTGCCGTCTCGTAATTCTCTCCATTTCCTTCATGGTAAGAGTACGCTGTTATCTCGAAGCTTCCTATTGGCCTCATCAATGTCGCTACTTCTGCCGAGGCTGTACTCACGCTCATCATCAGCGCAAGTGCTGCTATTGCTATTTTCTTCATTCAAATCTACTCCGAATAATTCTTTTACTTTCTGTGGATAAGGGATATACGTGTAGATTCTGCTTCCCTCTTTTTTTATTGCTGTGCCGAACACGCAATCGGGCTGTTGCATCTTTAGTCTTATTGCTTGTACATCACAGCCTGCCGCCTTTGCGATCTTCAGTAATGCGTTCATGTCTTATTCCTTATCTACTAATGTAAGAACGTCACAATCAATCACAGCAGCGATCTTAATTAGTTTGTCGATTTTCGGTGTGCTTCTTCCACGTTTCCAGTCTGAAATGACCGTAGGCGGTACACCTGACTGTTTGCTTACTGCATAATCGGAAAGACCTTTAGCCTTGCGCAGTTTTTCATACTCGCTATACATTTAATGCTCCTTTCAATTTAATATATTCGTTGACACGGTTTCGCATATGCGATATACTTATATTGCTCATAAGGCACATATGCGATGCACCGTGTTTACGAACTAACCACTATCATAATACACCGCATCTGCGAATGTGTCAAGGTTAATTTTTCACTTTTGCGAAGTATTTATTAAAAAGGCGGTGAAATTATGAATGAAATTGTCGCAAGGATATTAGAGTTATTAAAAGAAAGGAATATTTCCGAATATCAACTGTGCAAGGCATGTAATATAAACCAAAGCACATTTACTACATGGAAAACTGAAAACCGTGTACCACATACTATGAGACTTAAACAAATAGCCGAATATCTTAATGTATCGTTGGATTATCTTGTTTATGGCAATAAAAAAGAATCCTACTATATAAATCCCGAAGCGGAGAAAGTCGCCCAGACACTTCTCGAACGTCCTGAATTAAAGGTATTATTTGAAACATCAAGGGATATAAGCGCAGATGACTTAAAAGTTGTGCAAGCGATGATTGATACTATAAGAGGTAAGAATAATGTGTGATATACGAATGAGATATTTAGACCTTCCTTATAAGGTGCATGCCTTTACGGTAAGGGAAGATGTAGACAGCTACGATATATATGTTAATTCTCGCTTGTGTTATGAGGCGCAACGGAAAGCCTACGATCACGAATTAGCACATATATTGAATGAGGATTTTGAAAAGCATGATGTAAATGAGGCGGAGTTATGAAAGAGTTTCTTAAACTGGCAGGATTGTATATAGGAGTAATTGCCTTTTGGGGCATAATCGCCGTGATGATACATAACCTTGCTGATGATGATAATATTGTAGGCTATGTGTTCAGCTTCATAGAACGTCACATAACGCTCGCAATCATAGTGGCTGTTTGTATGACGGTATATGTTGCAGAACACATTAAGAACAAAAAGAAAGAAGGTGATTAAGGTGAGGCTTCCTAACTCGTACGGCGGAATACGCAAACTGTCCGGCAAGCGCAGAAGACCATACCAGGTCGTTGTCACTGTCGGTTGGGAATTAGTTAATGATAAGAAAAAACAAATACAAAAGACTATAGGTTATGCCGCCACTAAAGCAGAAGCACTCAACATGCTTGCCGACTACAATGTTAATCCGATTGATGTAGACAAGTCAAAGGTTACGTTCGCTGAAATGTGGGATAAATGGTTACCCACGCAGGAAGGGAAATCGGACTCGAAACAAAGACAGTTAAGGACTGTGTATAAGAAGAGCGAGAAGCTACATAACTTGCCGTTATCATCAATCACGCTACCGCAGTTACAGAAAATCGCAGAAGACAATGCTCCGTCTCATTCGTACAGACAGCAGTTTATCATCGCTTACAGGTCGCTGTTCGACTATGCCAAACGCTATGGCTATATCAAGGACGATGTATCGCAGTTATTAGTTAATACCGCACAGGCAAGCAAGCCGAAAGTCAATATCTTTACTTATGAGGAATATGAGGCTATGCCGAGACAGTATGATCTATTTTTCTATACTGGTCTGCGTGTGGGCGAAATGCTTGATTTAAGAGCAGAAGATATAGAGAATGATGTAATTCATGTTCATGGCACAAAAACCGCTAATAGCGAACGTTTTATTCCTCTGCACCCTGCCTTAAAGGACTTAATACCTACAAAAGGCAAAGTATGGCACTATGAAAACTGCTATACAAAACTTCTGAACGCTATGCAAGAGTATTGCAGCCATACTCCGCACGATATGAGAAAAACATTTGCTACAGTATGCTATCTATCGGGGGTAGATGATGTTGTCACAAAAAGGTTAATGGGCCATGCCATAAAAGACCTGACCCACTCGACCTACATTAAGAATGAAGATTTGATGATTTTAGAAAAAGCTATTAACCAAATGGATTACAATGTACTGAAAACAATGCAAAGTGTGTAACATGTGTGTAACTTACTCACCGCTTTTCAGCACTGTTCAGCGCTGTTCTTAACCGCTTTAACCGTTGAAAATACTGGATTTTCAACAAAAGGAATGCAACTACCTCTTATCTCTGCATATAGTAATTTCAACGGTTTCAGCGATTTTTGCAACATGTGTGTTACATGTCACACGTGATATATATGGTTCCGACAAGGAATTATAGCACAAGAAAAGAAAAAAAGCACCCACTTTTTTAGTGAGTGCTTTCTCCTATTTGTACATATTCATTAGAGTTCTTATCCCTGCCGCTCTTGCTATTTCTTTTTCATGTACGTAATCGTATATGGCCTGCATGGCGGCAGGTGGTTCGCCTGTCTCAAGACGATGCTTTGCGATTATGTCTGCAACAGCTTTGTGAAGCAGATTTACGTGTTCCATTTCTTGATTGGCGATCATGTTGAACGTACTTGCAAGTTCGGGTCTTTCCTCTTTTAGAGTGAGAGCCTTCTTTGCGTACTGTTCAGCTCCGTCAAGTTCCTCAAAAATCATGTCCGATAGTTCTTTTATGATTTTCATAATTTACGCTCCTGTTGTTGGGGTTGTTGTCGTACAAGTGCAGAACGGACTCTTGCCGGCGTCATAAGACCATGAGTTCGGATATCTGACTACTCCTGCTGTAGCCTGCTGAAGCTGAAGCTGTGATACCTGTGCTTGCAGAGCCTCAATCTTATCCTGTGCCATCATGTCTTTGATTCCCTGAATCTGCGCTGTGAAGTTTGCGTTTGTAGCCGCATCTCTCATAGCGTTGTCATAATTGCTCTGCATTATCATCTGCTTTGTTGCGCAACAACATTCGTTCTGGTTCGCAAGAAGCTGTGCCTGGCCAAGGCCAAGGTTTGAAATGTCTCTTGCCAGTTCGTTGTAAAGGTTCTGATTGGAAATCAGTGTGTCATGGAATGTCTGATTTGTTGCGGCAATTCCCTGTGCTGTACCTGCGTTTACTGCGGCAAGAATATCTCTTGTCTGTGCCTGCAGATTCTGATTGTCAAAACCTCTGTTGATGTCCTGATCAAGATTGTTGCCGTTGCCGTTCCAACCGCCGAAACCACCGCCTGCGAGGATAAGCAGGGCAAAAATCCACATGAAGGCACCGCCGCCGCCAAAACCGAAGTCGTTGTCTCTGTTCAGCAGAGCAACGTCAGAAGCTGTTAAAGCATTATCCATTAAAATTCTCCTTTCATTAACCGACGGACTGCCTTATAATGAAAGTAGCCCGTACTCATAGGGTGGTGAGGGATATACTGTTTGATTGGTAGTCGGTGGTATATCTCTCTTTGTTTATATAAATCACGTGATTATTTAAGCTGATTTAATATCGTGTTAGGGTCAACGCCCTTTTCTTGAGCCATTTTGTAAAAGGCCTGTTTTGGGTCTCCGCCATTCTGATTGACGTAATTCATTACTTCTCTCATCTGCGGATTAGTCTGTATCAACTGATTTAGCATAGCGTTAGGGTTCTGTGCGCTCTTTACCATGTTAAACATTTGCTGTACTTGATTCATCTGCTGTCCCATTCTCGACAGATTTTGCAGTATTGGATTCATTGATTATCGCCTCCAACTTCGCTATACGTTCTTCAAGTGTTTTAACATCAACTGGCTTCTCGGGCACGTGTGGTTTTACATCGTATGCCGTAAGAGTTTTATAGCCTGCTCCGTCAGTTTGGGCGAGCCAAACAATAGGTGCAGTCTCATCTAACAGTAATACGCTACTGTTTGGCATCATCTGATATGCTTCTGCCCCTTGCCTGCCGTTTACTCTGATAATTTCCTGTTTTGGTAACGTGTTCGGAAACGTGTTCGGAACAGGACTCATGTAGTTTGGATAGTTGTACATTTTTGCTTCTCCTTTATTATATTATTTGCGCTATTCTGTAACAATGACATAATTGCGACAAAGAAAAAAGGCACTCACAAATCGCAAGTGCCTTATCTTTATTTGATGGTATATATATCTTGTGTTGACTGTTTCTTTGTCTTCTGTGAGTTCTCCAAAATAACAGCCATTTTCATTATATCTCGTAATTGAGCTTTTGTGAGGCCGACTTTGCCTTTTGCTTTAATCTTCTTTGGCGAGTCTATATGTGTCGAGCCGTAGCCTATCAGCTTGATATCGTTCTGTTCAAGGCTTGCCGATCCGCTACTGCGACTACCGCCGCCTCCACCTCTGCCGTATCTGCGATACCCTCTGCGTCCGTACCCTCTGCGTCCACCACCGCTACCGCCGTCACTTCCTGCCGATAGTTCGGTTTTATCTTCAGGTGTTTTCTTCACAGGGTTTCTCCACGTTTCGCCATTAGCAAAAGTGATATCTACACTTCCGTCTTTATTCTTCTTGATATCCTTGATCGTCGTGGCTTTGTAGACTTTCTTCTTGACAGTGTCGCCTATCCTGCTGCCAAACGCATTATGGATTCTTTCGGTCACGTCAACTTTCTTGATCTCGCCTTTCCGTTCAGCTTCTTTCAGCTCGCTTGCTGTCCGCCCGGCAGGAAGGGAGACTCGCTCGCCAATGCTTCCGATGGTCTTGCCGTTCGGCTTTCTCTTGCCGTTCTCTATCTGATATCCACGCTTAAGCGGCACTGGGCCTGCCTTGCCTTCGTCAGATGATTTACCACCTCCGTATTTCGCCTTGAATTTCTTGTTGGTCGCCTGTTTTGCTGATGCGTCTACGCTTCCGTAAGGATTGCCGTACTTTCTTGCATACCAGTATATGCCCTCCAGTACAACAGACTTTTTGGCATTATCACCTTTCATGCTGTTGATATATGCCATTGCTTCTGCCTTGTTGACACGTCCGCTACCATCAGTATCAGCCTTGCTTTTAGCTTTAGCGATATCGCTCTGTTTGATGCCGAGTGCCGACATATTACGAGCCTGTCTGACTTTATAATCCTTGATATCATAAAGTGCGTATGCCCTGTCGCTTGCTCCAGCCTTTGCGAGAACAATAGCTTTCGTCATGTAAGAGTCTGACCCTTTGTCCTTGTTGGCTTTGATTGCCTTTTGGAGCGCATTGTACTCTTCAACAGAACCGCCATTTTTCAGATAGTCTTTAGCACGTGCATAAGCTGACTTGGTATCGTTTGTGCCTTTCTTTGTTGTCCCAAATGCTTCAGCGACTTTCCTTCCGCCTTTTACACTCGCTATTGCCAGTGCTTTGGAAGTCCTATCTTGCTTTGTCATTTCCTTAATAGCAACGTAACTGTCAATGAATTTATCATCAGCTTTGCCATACTTCTTTAGTATCTCTTTGTCTTTGTCGTTGGCTACGATATCAAACGCTTTCTTGTTGCCTACGACTTTTGCAATAGCTTTCATGTCGCTTGTGGCAGATTTGTTTGATTTGCCGTCAATAGCGTTCTGCATGAGCCTGTTGCGTATCCTTGTAAGCTCTGCGACTTTGCCTGCCTTATCTTTGGCATCGCTCTTTTCAAGACCTTTTATGGCTTTCTTGACAAGGCTTATTCTATCGTCCCATTCCGTCATTTTTTCACGGTCTTTATCGCTTGTCTTGGAACTTGTCAGTTTATCGTAGTACCTCGACTGTATATCAGACTGCATTGTAGAGTCTGTGATAAAACCTTTTGTGAAGATACCTCGCTGTGCAGATTTTCTCGACATACTAAGTCCTATATCGCCAACGATACCTGTATAGCTGTCTAACAGATAGTCCATTTTCTTTGGTGATACTTCGATACCTGCCTTGCTGAGTTGTTTGGCAATAGCGATACTGATTGCTGATGTGTTGGCATCATAACGTTTGTGTTCTGCCTTTTCTACGGCTTTGCCGTTTTTATACTCGTTTTGGTCTGCGTTGCTTTCAATCGGTGAGCCGTACCATGTTTGGTTTGTTAATGCTCCGCTTATCGGTGCGGCTATGTTGTTTGAAAGGAAACTAACAGGGCCGACCTGATCTTTAGCAAACAGAAGTACATCGCCTAAATCCGTGTCTTTCAGAGTGCCTTTTACTTTCTGCGGTATAACTCCGAGTACGGAAAGTATTCTCGCTTTAGGAAGTTTGAGCCACATTTCGCTGTCTTTCGCTCCACGTTTGCCAGAACCATATACTTTGCCTTCAAGGTCTAATACCTTGAGTATCGGATTATCTGCGTCAAGTGGGATATAGTAGTTAGTCATTTTATCTCTGTCGGATATCTTGTCATAATTCGGATTGTCTCCGACAAGTGCTTCATTGACCGCTACTGGTGCAACACCGAGCAGCGCCGCTTTAGTTGCGAGTTTTAACATTCCACTTGCAGTTTTATCCCTGTTGATAACACGGACAATCTTGTCAAAACCTTGTATAGCAGGGTTGAAGAACGGCACGAATGACTTGTTGATAATGCGCCCTACGCTACCGCTACGCCCAAAGTTTACAGTTACATCTGCCGCCGCCAATGACGCTCTGTCAAGCTGTGACTTTGTGGCTGTTTCGGGTGTTACGCCCATTCTTTTAAGTGCTGACTTAAACTCTGCAAGCCTTGGCATTTGCTCTGCAAACTCGTTTAATTGTTGCATTTTTTCCAGCGGCTTCAATAGCTTGAACTCTTTGTCGCTTAAAAGTTTGGCAGAGTTGACAAGTTGCGAGTGACCTGCTCCTGTTTTCAGGTACGCATTATACCATTCGTCTTTTGTCAGTATTGACTTTAACGCAGGCTCAAACCCTTTGTTTGCTCCTATAAGTTCCGCTAAATACTTTCTTGTGCTTTCAGCTTGCATGGCACCTTCGGGAATATCTCGCATTGTATTTTTTATCATAAATACTGGCGAGTAGTCTGTGATGAGTGCCTTGAATGCTTTATTGACTTTGCCGAGTGCGTGGATCGCACCTTTGCTCCATTCCTCTGAAACGTTGTTCTTTATTTGGTCTTCAAGGTCTTTGATTATCTCTTTGCCTTCAGGTCCTAAATCAACAGTTTTGAGTTTGCCGTCTTCAAAGAATTTGATCTTGCCCGAACCTTTCTCAAAGTATGCAGCCGCTTCAAGAGGGTCTTTGCCGAGTGCTTCAAGATACTCTGCGTTTGCTCCAGAGTTCCTTGCAATAATTCGCTTTGCTTCGTTCTGTGCGCCCATTTCGAAAGTGTAGTGTGCGCTCATCTGCATTTGCGTCTCGATAGGGAGCTTCGTTCTGCCAGAGCCTTTAGCGACAAGTGCATCAATGTTAGGCACGAGTGACTTTGACACTCCATCTCCGAAGTCTGCCCTGTGCGCAGGTACGTAGTTCGGATATATCTCGTTAAAATGGTCTGCCATTTCTCTGCTGACTAACCCTGCCTGCACCTGTGACTCGAGGTCATTCTTGAAATACTTAACTATACGCTGTGCGTCTTCTATCGCTTCGGGATTTGTTTTGGCAATCTCTTCCGCTTCGGCTCTTGCCTGTTTTGCGGTCTTGTCGTTGAATATACGCTTGTTGTTGCGTATACCTAAAACACCGTTATCTTCATCGAGCTTGTCCATCTTGGCTTCAAGTGTGGCAAGTTTTTTCTCGCCCAGGTCGCTTTCTATTTTGCCATTCTCAACGGCTTTCTCGATTTTATTGTACTGCTCGATGAGTTTACCCATCTCTTTGCTCTTTGCGTTATCGAGCCTGTCGGCATGGTTAATTAGGTACAGATATGCTTCGGCATCTTCAAGAGTGCCTTTATTATTCATATCGGTGATAATGTCTTTTACGCTCTCCCCAACATCTTTTCCGTTAAAGTCAATCTGCCCTTTAGTGATCGAGTAGTTTGCTCTTTCGTTTGCCTGTCTCAAGGCGTTAAGGCTTCCACGGAGTTCTTCGTGTGCCAGCTTGTCTCCGTTGTTTTCCGCCCACTCTTTAGATTGCCTCTCGGTAAAGTACAGACTGTCTACGAACTTACGCCTTGCGTCAATGACTGCTTTGTTGGATTCCGCTATGCCGTTCTTTCGTTTACTCTCCCCGATTTCCTGCTGTATCTTTCTTGTAACTGGATTCTCCGATGGTTTCTTGATGCCTTTTCTCGGTTCGGTTTTGGGCGTTTCTTCTTTTCTCTTTCCAGTCTGTGTTCCCCCGGGTTCTTTGGCTTCCGTAGCGCCCTGTTTCGAAGCAGTGCTTTCTGTTTCAAGTTCGTCTAAACGCTCGTCAATGTCGCCTATATCGTCTGCGGCATCTTCAGGGTCTAACTTGCCGTCTTTGACCTGCTGCTCTATCTCGTTGCGTCTTTCAATCAGATTTTCTCTTTCCTTGCTTATTTCAGGCGATTTCAGCTCGTTTTCTGCGTTATTGATAGTTCCCTTGACTTCGGCATTTTCTACGCTCTCATAGCCCTTTGACACGCTCTGGGGGGCATCTTTACGGCTGTCTATCTTATCTTTGAATCTCTGTAACATAGACTTTTGCTCGCCTGTAGCATTTGCGATTTGCTTATCAAGTGCCTGCTCTGCCTTGGCGAGTTTCTTGACCTCTGCGGTATAAGTCTTGTTTGCAAGTCGTTTCGGCTCTATGCCTATCTTTTCGGCTGTGCCTTTGAAACGGCTTCCGAACGTTAGCGATTTATCTCCGACTTTTCCGTTTGAAATATCTTCAAGACCTTTCTTTGTTATACGGCTGAACTGACCGCTACGCTCGACAACTCCAGTTCTGCCTGTAATATTCTCATAGGCTTTAGCAAGATAATTACGTCTTCTCTTTGCTTCTTTGGAAGTTATCTTTCCTTCCGCTTCGAGCTTGTTTATGCGGTTCTGCATTCCTCTTACAGTTTCACCTGCATCATACTGTACAGAACTTCTTGCACCTTTCTTGCCTCTTACTGCTGTCTTCTTGCCTTCTGCCGCATTGTACATGGTTGTCTGCTCATGCCGTCTTTTCGGAGCTTCGATCTTAACGGATTTTTTCTTCTGACCTTTTCCAGTACCAATGTTTATAGTCTTTTCTGACTTTGCGGTTTCCCTTTCGAGCTTTCTTGCCTCGGCTCTGCTTGCTCTCGCATTGGCTTTTTTAGTTATGTTTTCTCTTATCTTGCTTTCGGCTTTGGCTACACCCTCGGCATTTCTCGCTTTGGTCTTTCTTATCTTGCCTGCAACGCTGTCTATGCTACCGCCGATACCGACGTCAAGACCTGTGTTAAGCGCGAAGTCTTTTGCCGCTTCGCCCCAGTTTGTCCTGCCCTTTTCGTCTGTCGCTCTGTCTACTGCATATTTAGCATTAAGCGCCGCATTGGCAGCCACATCACCGCCACGCCTTGCAAGCTGTCTTTTAACACGGCTACCAATCGCTTTCTCGCCTGCTTCTTTTATGGCATCCTTTACGGCTTTGTCTTTGATCCCTTTAGTTGCCGCACTCACGGCTTTCTTATTGGCTGTCTTTGTTGCTGCTTTTGCTATGCCTTTGCCGCCTATCTCTTTTATTGCGTCCTTTGCAGCCGCCTTTTTTAGCATGGCTTTTGCTTCTTTTCTTGAAAGGCTCTTGACACTGTTTTGGAGTATCTTGCTTGCTGTGTGTTCGACAACCTTTGCGCCTATCTTTTCTGCCGCCGCTTCGGTCGGTGCAATGGCGTATGATGCCAGTTCCTGTACTGTGTCGCCTGCTTTATACGCACCTGTCTTTTTGACTTTGGATGTGTCGACTTTCTTGTCAAGAAGTGCCTTTGATGCTGTCTCGATTGTTTTGTCGGATTTTGTGAGACCTGCAAGGAACGACGCTGTGCTGTTTTCGGCTTTCTTGTTGTAGCCTTTTTCAATGTTCTTTCTTACGTTGGCTTTCTCTTTGGTTCTTTCTGACTCTGATTTCTTGTTCGAGTAAAAGCCTGATGCAAGGTCTTTTCTCGATTCGCCCAGCCTCATGCCCTGATAGCTTGTAGCACGCTTGAACTCGCTCTTCCTCGCTGACTCGCTTGCGCTTAATCCTTTGTTGTCCTTGTATGAGTCATAGCTTTTAAGCTTGTGCCTTTCGGTGGTAGTGCCTGCTCTTCCGCCTAAAGACTGGTTTAGCCTTGTCTTTGATACTGGCTTATTATTGGATTTTAGAGCAGATTTTATTACAGCTTTTACTCTGTCTCGGCTCTCGTTGTGTACTGTAGTGCCGACTCTGCTCCCGGGGGTTGAGTAAGAAGTACGGGGGCGGCTTTTGGTGTTGCCGCCCCTGTTTTTTATTTCTTCTTTTGTCTTTTTAGTCAGCTTCTGCGTGTATCTTTTCTTCTTGTTCTCACGCCGATATGTTGCTCCTAAACCGCCTCTTCTCATGCTTGCACCTCTTTACTTCTTGGCTCTCTTCTCGGCTTCGATGACGCCTTTCAAAGCAGACCTTCTTGCGACGAACAACGCCTTTTCAGTTTTCTGCGATCTGATCTGATCTCTGATTTTTGCTTTTGCCGTCTTTGATTTAGTCTTCTTTAGTTTGGAATTGAGAGTCTTTATCTTCTTGTTGATGCCTTTTATCTGTTTGTTGACATCTTTAACTGTGCCGTACTGGCCTATCCTGTCAACAAGTTTGGTGTACGAATTATCGCTCCTTGTGGCTTTATATTTCTTTTCGTCGAGTTTGAATTGCTTGTTGCGCAGGTTGTTCTCATAAGCCTGTTGCTTTGCCGCTGTCTTGCGTTCATATAACGCATTCTCATTATTGCTCAATTCGGTCTGCATGGCTTTCTGATTATCCAAACGATAAGCATTTAGATTATTGGTTAGATTCTGATTGATAGTGCCTATATCGCTCTGTGCCGCCGCATTGGTGTTGTACCTTGTATTTGCGTAATTCAGATTCTGACGGAGCAATGCGCTTTCTGTAGCACCACCTGTTAGTCCAAGTCTTGCCATCTGTTCTGGCATTGCTTTCTGTGCCATCATATAATTGATATAATTCTGATTCTGTTGTTTTTCAGCGGCCGCCTGCCTCGCCTTTATCTGCTGTTGTGCCTGCGCATTAGCTTGATTAGCGTAATTAGTGTAATAACCTGAATATCTCTGTTTTACTTTATTAGGGTCTTCCACTCCATACTTATTATAAGCGTTTGCCATTATTCGTCACCGCCTTTTATGATGCTTCCATCATCAATAAACTGTCTGAATAGCTGATGAAGTCCTGTCGAAGCAAGCCCGGAGACAGCACCTGCGACTACCGCTTCAAGACTTATCCCTTTGCTTGCTATGCAGCCAAGAACCGCTCCGAGAATTGTTACTGTGAGCGGTATCCACTTGTTATCGGTCGGCATGAACTTCTTCATAATGTAACCGACTACAAGACAACCGACTAAAACTATCGGGATATAATACTGCGTGATAAATTCCATCTTTACTCTCCTTTGTGATATTCTTTGAACTTGTCAATCCATACCCATTGCGCTTTATCGTCCTGTTCGAGAATGGTGACACGTTCGATTAGGTTGTTGTGTTTGTCAACTTTCTTTTCAAGTTCTCCGATGCGATAATTGGTCAGTTTGTTTGCTGTCATAATACCTGCTATCGAGCCAAAACACGTACCGCACAGGCTTATTATCGCTATTATTATTGTACTGCTCATTTCATCAGCTCCTTGATCTTTGCCAGTGTCTTCGGCCCTGCTGTGCCGCTCGGCTTCTTTGATTTCAGTTTCAGCTTCTTGAACCGCTTTACGGCTTTTGCCGTCTTCGGGCCGTAACTACCATCATCATCAAGCTTTGCATTTATCAGCTTGTTAAGGCATCTCTGCAAGCTTACTACCTGTATCCCTGTGTCGCCTTTCTTTAGCTTCTTCACTGTCGGGTATTTCGGTATCTTGAGCTTTGTTAATCTCGCATGGAGTTTCTTCCACTCTTTCGCAGGTATGTATCCGTTCGGGCAACATTTTCCTGTTACATCGAAGTGTCTGATAACGTGCGAAGCAGGTATGTTGTACTTCTTCATAAGCCACTGTACGAGCGGTATCGCTGTGCTTATCGCTTCTTCGGTCGGTACAATCCTGCCTTTTACCTTCTTGCAACATAATTCAATACCAATGCTGTTCTGATTACGGCATACTCCGTGAAGTGTAGCTCCCGAGTTTCCGTCCACTCTTCTTGTGCCATAGTCCTGCAAGCCGCCGCCACAATGCCATGCCGCACGTGACAATGCTACTGACTGATATATGTCTTTGTCACAGAAAAAATGTGCCGAGGCTGGCACATCATTATTCTTGAAGTATAAGCAATTATTTCTTGCAGAGCTGACCTGCCCTACATAGTGGATTGTAATGTACTCGGGGTCTGCACCGAAACGGCTTCCAGTGTTACGTTCTTGCAGTATCTTGTGTATCATCAAGTTCATTGTCATCACCTTCTTCCTCATAAGTGATTACCTGCGGTCGTTCGTGTATTGCCTTTTCGATCGCGTCTCTTCTGTCAGACTGGCTTTTCTTTATTCTGTGTCTCTCTAATATGTATGGTTTTCTCATGTTACTCTCCTTATACCCAACTGTAACTCGGCACGCCACCACTCACTGTGCATTTAAGCGTGTATGTTCCGTTGGTCTTTGGTGGCTCAACTAATGGTATCTTTTCGAGCTTGCCTTTCAGATCGATAGGATATTTTGTTTCATGACCAACTGGAATACCTGTAGTTACATATTCCTCTGTACCAGCACCATCACAAATCTGTACTGTGCTGTATGGTTCAGCTTGTTCTGTTGTTGGTTCTGCTAATTCATAGATAAGATATACACCTTGCATTGCGGTTTTGAATGCTGTTGAGTCTGTGAAACGGCTGTCCTTAACTGAAATCCTACTTGTTCCAAAATAAGGGTGACCAACATTTACTGTGAAATCTGCTCTTTCGCTACCAACAGATGTGCTACTGTATGTGTAGATACTGCATAATACTTCCGCAAGTTTTGCTCTGTCGGTGGTATCGCTTAATGTGTAGAACACACTTTGAGCAGAATTGTATGCCCACTCAAAGTCGCCCATATCCACCACACCATATTTTCTAACTACACTACCATCTGAATTATATACATCACCATCATAATAGATTTTACCATCTGTTATTTTTGGTATTCCTCTTAATGTAAGCGTGTTATCAAGTGGATAAGAATGTTTGATGTATGGTTCGTATTCACCATTTCTGTTGGTGTCTGATATATTTATGCAGATGTCGTTGTTGTAGGTTGCGCCGTAGTTGCTTGGTGCTGAAAACCTCATATAATAAGCATTGCTCGGTGTTGTAAATGTTTTCGTTACTGCGCCGACAGGAAAGTCTGACATGGCCGACACAAACACTTTATCTTCATCATAAAAACATGCCCTGCCGACATTTGACTCAACATTCGCCCCTTCCACATAATAGGTGGTGCTTGGCTTAATTGGGATATAGTTCTTGCTCCTTATTCTATAACTCGCAGATTCGTCTTCCCCTGTCGATGTATTTATCGTGCCAAGTTCCCACTCTTCGTCCCATTGATTAAATCCAACCATATCATGACTATCTAATCCGCTAACAGATTTTATCTCACCTGCATTATAAGGATAATAATCTTCAGTAAAAAATCCTAATGATTTAAGATAATTAACACCACTTCCAGCTGTTGCCTGTTCAAGCTGATATACATAGTCTGCTATGTCTGTGCCGAACATTTGGGTCAAATCAATACACATAACATTCTTAATTTGCAGTGTATCTCTTTCATTAGATATGTCAGAATATATATTTACTCTATAATTTGCTGTATCAGTAGCCATGCAAATGTGACTTATCGTAAGCCATTCATTAGCTGTCGCATTTCTTAAAGTATATATATCTTCAAAACGAGTATCCCATCTACACGCAACACTTGGTTTTACTGTAGCAGTGACAAAATATTTACGACCATTGATTACAGGAACAAACTGATAAAATTGTGGTGCGTACGATTCACTTCCTCTTGTGAAAGTCGCAATATTATTATTAGTTTCCCATATTCCATTGATAGCTTGCCATGCTGTTTTAGCTACAAAATTACCATTCTGCACAAGCTGATTAAATACCACACTACCACCAACTATTTTATCTAACTCTCTGTCGCCTGCTGTCGCTGTGCCGCCTGTTTTTCTGAACAGATATGGAACGGAGTCTTCTTCATACTCGTCTGTGTCGAGCTGTTTTGACATTCCAACTGTCATAGCATCGTATGTTCCGTCCGATACAGTAAAGTCGCTGTCATTAGTCAGGTCGCTCGTCTTTGTCGGAACTGGCGGTTTATTCTTGATGTAGTCATCAGCAGTAGTATCCGTTTGTGACCAATCCGATTGTACGTTGGCTTCAGCGCCATCTCCTATGCCTGCAAGTTTAGTTTTCTCTGCCGTGGTGTAGTCGTTTGACGATAGTCCTTTACCTGTCTCTTTGTCAACTTTATCGCTGATAGTCCCTACCATTTCGGGGATAGTCTCTACCAATGCTTTCTCTTCACTTGTATAATCGTTCGCTGACAGACCTTTGCCTGTTTCCTTGTCTACTTTGCCGTCAAGTCCATTTTCGACATACTCTTCTGTTGCGTAGTTGCTGTCGTTCGTCAGGTCGCTTGTCTTGTTCGGGATATAAGGTTTGTTTTTGATGTAAGCATCGCTGTTCGTGTCGTTCGTCTCCCAGTCAGCCTGTATGTTGACTTCCGCTCCTGCCGCTATGCCCGACAGTTTCATTTTTTCTGCTGTGGTATAGTCGTTAGCAGAAAGACCTTTGCCTGTCTCTTTGTCTACTTTGTTTGTGATCGTGCCAACCAATGCTTTATCGGCATCTATATAATCATTAGCCGAAAGTCCTTTGCCTTCAATTTTGTCAACTTTCCCTGCAAGTGCTGTATCAACATCGTCAATGTCTGCTTTTTCAGCAAGTGCAGCTTCTACATCTGAACTGTCTGCCTTTTCTGATAGAGCATCATCAAGTTCATCTATGAGTCCGTTATGCTTGTCTTTGAGCAGTTCGGGGTAGCCGTCAAACACGGCTTTATTTTCCTGCGCTGTGCCTGTCAGAGTGTTCGGGGCTGCTTGAACATGAGCCGCCTGCACTTCGGCATTCGTTACTTTATAATCATCTATTGCCATGTTCTGTCTCCTTTATTTCGCAAATCTTGTTGCAGTTATTGTTTTTACGACTTGATGTATTCCGAAGCCCTCGTTGAGTGCATCGTTTTCAAACACGAGTTGCAAGCGAACATATTTCTTCTTCTTCTTCCGGAAGAATATATCTCTTGGTGCTGTTCGTGTGTCAAACGTGAATCTTGAGAAGTCTATATACTCAAACGAGTGCCATATATCTGCGTAAAACTCGCCTATGTAGTAGCGTGCAATAGGATTGCCGTTTGCGTCTTTCGCAAAGTATCCGTCTGGTCGTGCATAAGCCTTTACGCTTGATCTTTCGTATGGTGCAAGCGTTACCATGCTCCCTTTCTTCATCATGGTCTTGAAATACTGCGGAAGTCCGTCATCATCGCTCTTTGTACTCCATCTCGCTACGATGGGTACTCCGCCAGTTACTTCTCCATTGACTATCGAGCTTCCGTCAGAGTAGTCTGTTAGTTCTCCTCTGTTCTTGAAACGGCAAAGCTGATTGTCATTGATGAAGTACAGATTGTCGTTTATCACGCATACTTTCTTCGCAGGCACGTTATCCCAGTAATAAGCTTCGTAGAAATAAGGCGTGTTGTTCTTTCTGTCTGCAGACTTGTTACGTCCGTCAAACACGTACACATGGTTATTGGCAAAGACGTACAGATAATTGTTGTGAGTTATTACCTGTGCTTCCGTCAAGTCCTCTGCCGTCATTTTGCCATCTGCACTTCTGCTCCTGTTAGTGACCGCCTTATCTGCTGTTGTGTTGAGTGATGTTATTCCGTACAGCCCTTTCTTTGAGAGGAATAAAGGCTCGTCACCAAGTATTCCGAAACCGTCTTTTGAAACTGCTCCTACCGCCGTTGCTACACGCTTTACGGCATAAGTGTATATCTGCTCTGTCGTGGTCTTTGTCTCGCCCGATACTGTTGATGATACAGCCGTTGATGATATTGATGTATCGTATATCAGATATATTGACGTAGTTCCGCTTTTCGGGTCGGGTTTTAACAATGCAAGTTCGCCTTGTGCTGGCAGGAACCCCATACACTCGCCCTCATCAGAACCGAAATACAGATAGTTTGTGTCGGGGAAGTACGTGGGGTCTCCAACTGCGGAATACCAAACTGTGTTCTTCTCGTCAGCAGAACCTGTCATAAATACATGGTCTGTCGTGCCTTGCGAGAAGAATGCGTAGTTAGTGCATTTCAAAATAGGCTGATATTCCGCTTCTCTGCATTTGTATCTGATTATTACATTATCAGTTCCATCGGAAGGTGTTACAGGTATAGCAGGATAAACAGTGAGCGTTTTTTTGTCAGTCCCTACCGTAATCGTGCCTTCATAGTCTTGCCATGTGCCGTCTGCTTGCAGAGTCTGTATTTTTATATGATAATCATCAGTAATTGAACGATACATTTTGGCTTCTTTTGACAATACAAATGTGCTTGCAGAACTGCCTGTAACAATAAACTTTTCTTTTACAAATTCAGATAACAGATTTATCTCTTCATACGGTGTGCCGCCCTCTCCGTTGGGCGGTCGTGATATTACTATGGTCGGCTCGTACATATCTAAATATGCAAGATTGCCGTTGCTGTTTATTTCTCGTAGTCCATACGAGTCAAAGAGATAAAAATATTCCTTGCCGCTTGTTTTGTAATAAAACGCACAGTTCACTGGGTAAGAGTTAAAGTCCTTATACGTGACGGACGAAACTGTGCCATCGCTTGCTAACGTGACAAGATAAATATAATAATTGTGATACCCTTGGTCGTTTTCGTAATTTGTTTCGACAAGAAGATAGTCCGTACCGTCCATTGAATAAGACCATAAGTTATTTATTCTGTTATCATATCCATGATTGAAATCTGATATGGTCTTTAATACTTCCCAACCTTTGCGCTTGACAGGATTGCCGCCCTCATCAGAAATCATGTTCAGCATGTCGGGTGAGTGCCGTCTGTCGATAAGGCTTGCGTCCTGCGAAAAATCAACACCTTTCAGGTCGTTATAAACTATTGTGTTAGTTGCTGGTGAATTTGGAACTTTTAGTGCCATTTTATACCACCTACAATTCGTGCTTTGATCTTATTCTGCCTTTCGGCTCTTGATTGTAATATCCTGTTCAGTTCCTGCTCGTATTCGTTATAGTACATGGTCGCTTTCTGAATATCATCATCGAGCCATGCGTGATAACTGGCAAGGAGCGGAACAAGATGCTCTGCTTCATAATCTATCTGAATGTCAAAATCGTCCGTTGTGTCTGTGTCGATAAGGTCTATGCCCTTTGCGTAGAAAATCGTGAAACTGCCGACAAGTGCATAGTTCAGTACAACGATATGCCCTTGTTCAAGTGTATAGTCTGAAAACGGATAAGGTATGCCGTTATAGATAATCTGCATACTGTCTATCTTGTCGAAAGTTCCGTCAAGCGTTATAGGTACTGTCTCGCCATCGGGGTCTGTCTCCGTTCCTGCTTTTAGGTCTATTCTGTGAAGTCCTGTCGCAGTTCCGTCCTGTGCAAAGTCATATCTGCCTATGAGCGGTACTGACTGACTTATTGTCTGTCTTGCCTGATTGATTGACGATTGAAACTCGCTTTTTGCCATAGGGTCTGTCAGATACGTGCTTTCCTCAAACCCAAAGTCAATCATTCTTCTTTTCAGTTCTCCGTAATTCATGTTTTTTCTCCGTATAAAAGAAAAAGGGGATAGGCGGTGTGCCTACCCCCGTTATCTTAAAGTGTGTTGATAAGGCTGAGCGAACCTGCTACGGCAGGTGTCATTATGATAAAGCCTTTGTTTGTGCCTGACTTGTTTCCGAAACTCGCTGTATCAAGCATGATAAAGTTATCCTTGCTTGCTGTGACTGCAACTGTCTGATCGTTTACAGCCGCCATTCCGTCACCCTTGCTGAATACAACGTTTCCTGTTGTGGAAGGCTGAATCAGAAGGATAGGCGGTTTAGATGTGCAAGGAATCTTAACTGTATCGTTTGCGGAAAATGTCGTTGCCGCTACTGGGGAATCACACACTTCGTTTGTGCGAAGCAGTTTACCCATTGTTGCTGTTACTGTTGCCATGCTTATTCACTCCTTTCAATTATGCGTATTTGACGTTCAGGACTACCATTTCTTTCGGCTTGATGAGTTTTGCGTCATACAGGCTCTGCCCTTTTACTGCGTCTGCCTGGTATGCTTCAGGTCTGTACGGTTCTGTCTTTGTGAGCTGATTTACAAATGCGATAGCGCTCTTTGTACGGAGCATGATAAGGTCGTTCGCTCCGCTGTTGGCTGTCAGTACGTTGTTTGACAGTTTGATGTCTACGCCCGAGTACATAGCTACTGCACCACGTTTAATCATCTCGCTGTTGTCTGTGTCGAGTTTGATGTACTGCTGTTTCATTACCTGATAGAATCTCGGTGAAACGTCAAGTACAAGATATTCGTTAGCAGGAACATCGTTTTCCCAAAGCATTGTGATTGCCTTGTCGATTTCCTCAAATACGTTTGTGCTGTCTACCTTTACAGCGCTGTTGGCGTGCTTTTTAGCCTGCGGATCGCCTGCCAGTGAAGCTACAAGCAGATCGTGTTTGTTTGCGATTTTCTGTGCAGCCTGTTTTGTGTAAACGTCAAGTGCTTTTCCTGCGCCCTGTTCTTTGTCGATATCTCCAACCATGAAGTTGTACTGTGAGATATGTTTGATAGTCATGATTTGGTTCTGACCTTCGACAAATTCAGGTGTTGAGAAAGCGTGCTGTTCACCGTCAGAATAATCTGTTACGGTTACATCGCCTGCGTTCTTGATTGTAACGCTGTCGCCTACGCCTTTAACTGTGCCTTCGTATGCTCTGTTGCAGTCTGTTACGAAGACATGTTTTCTTTCCAGCTCTGTGAGAATTGCCGCTTCCCACACGTTAGCTTTGAAGTTGTTGTATGCCATTTTTTATCACTCCTTATTAAGTCTGTTCATAGACCGCTGAACCTTCTCCCAGTTGGCTTGGATTTCCTCAACCGACATAGCGTCAAGCTCTTCACTCGTGTAGTATTCTGACTCCTGTTTGGCTTTGTTCAGTTTGCCCGGGGCGTATGCACCTTTTGGCTTTGTGGCTTCGTCTGCCTGCCTTATCATGTGATAAGCTCTGACAGTAGATATGCCATTTGCCCTCAACACGAAAAATTCCTCACCAAGTTCATCAAGGTCGGTCAGTTCAGGGTCAATCTTCTGTAACTCTCGTAAATCGGATTCCGCCATACTTGCTACTTCGGACTGGAGTTTTTCATCTTCGAGCGCGGCTATCTGCTGCTTCAGACTTTCGTTTTCGGCTTCTATCGCCTTTTTCTCGTCTTCTGCTTTCTGTTCCGCCTCGATTTCCCTGATGATTTCTTCGATTTCCTCGTCAGAAAAGCCGTTCTCCCTTGCATAAGCTATTGCTGAAGCTAATTCGCTCTGCTTTTCAGATTCTCGCTCCTGTTTTGCGAGTCTCTCTTCGAGTGCCTTCTTTTCCTTTTCGGCTTCTTCTGCTCTTCTTCGCATTTCTGCAAAAGCCGCATTAGTGGCGTCATCCTGTTCAGACTCTTCGTCTTCGTTGTCTTCGGTGTCTTCCGCTTCGTTTTCCAGTTCTTCAACTGTTTCTTCGGCAGGTTCGGCGACTTCCTGCTCTTCTGCGCCTTGAGTCGTTTCGATCGGGTCAGCGACTTCCGATATGTTTGCGCTGTTTGTTAATTCTTCGCTCACTTTTTTCTCCTTTGGTGTATAAAAAAACGCGGCTTATGCCACGCTCCATTAACGCATTACTGCGGTATTGGCTCTTCTTGTAATTCCTGCTCCGCCATGGCCTGTTGCTGTGCCATCTCGTTTGCCTGCAATTGTCTTTGCATAAGCACCTTGAGAAGCTCATTTTTAGGCACTATGCTGTTTTCGGGGAGCAACTGGACATATTCATCGAATGTCAGCATTTGGTTCTCTAACATGTTGTCAAGAGTCTGCTGACGTGCTTCCTTTGTCCATGGTGTGTCCTGTGAAACGTCTACCCTTATATCTGGTTCGAGTCTTTCTATGTCTGATAACTGTACTGGTGGAAGATTTTGCTCTGCGTTGCTCTTGTTCACGTCTTCTAACAGCTTTTCTAACTTGTCAGGAGCATAAACGACCTGCAACGGAAGCCATAATCTTGCAATGTCTTCAACGTACTGTTTGAAACTCGAAACCTGCTCATTGACATTGACCGAAGATGAGTCTTTCAGGGCGGCGATCGCGCTTGCCGCTACTCTTGTCGGGTCTATCTGACCAAGTGTAGTCTCGGAAGCACCTGCAAGTTCCCTTGTTACCTCTCGCAGATCGTTAGAAAGGGCCTGTGAGTCGTTTGACATGGTAGCAGGATTGAGATATCCGACCATATCACCGACTTTGCCAATAGCACCTGCTATCTCTATTTTGCCGCCTATGGTATCTAACTCTTCAGGATTAGTAACTGCTGTAGCGTCATACGCCATTTTCGGGTAAGCGCATTGTGCTACTGTTATTGCTCTTTGCGCCAGTACTTGATTTTCTTTTATCTGATTAGGGATATTCGCTCTGACTTCCGAACAGCCTCTTGCGTTGTTCGGCTGCTTATCCCATGTATATTTGACAAACGGATAATATTTCAGTCCTATGCCCTCATAATCAGCACCTATCGTGTACTTTATCGGGTGAAGAGGTACAAACTCGCAAGTCTGAACGGCTCTTGCCATGTGGATAACTCCGTCTATCCGCTCGTAGTAAACGATCGCTGTCGCTTTTGAGTCTTCGTCTACATCATCTTTGTTGCCTACTAAATATTCGTTTTCACGATCTGACTGAATAGAATTGATGTCTTCTTCGGGCAAGTCGTTTTCTTCCGCTATACGGCGAATTTCAGCCACGTCAAGGCGTTCTCTGATGATGATATACGGCTGGCTCTGAATCTCTGAACACTGCTCATCACCGAAAAGCACTTCCGCTTCACCAAGAACGTCAACGTCTTTCAATCTCTCGTCTCCAAAATACGTGAAACTGTCGCCCTCGATAGCACCAACTTTGACCGCATCCCAGCTTTTTCTGTCCATGTTGGCTCTTTCCCAGTTAGCCGCAAAATCCTCGTTAAGTTTTTTATACAATTCGTCATATTCGGGTCTTGCCAATAGATCAGAATAATTAGCTGTCATGTTGTTACTGCATATAGTAGACACTTTGTACCGAACGATAGGCTTGATAAAATTGAAAAACGGCAGTACTTCGCCGCCGCTTTCAAGTCCTTCCCACTGTTTATCGTTGAAAAAGTTCCATTGTTCGTTTGTCTTTTGAGTTATCTGCTTTTTTTCAGCATATTCTTTGCATTTTAGGTATTTGTCCCATATTCTCATATCTTGACCTGTCCTTCGCTATTGCCTGTGTAATTGGCTATGTTCTGACTTAATATCTCAAGACGCTGTTGTTCTGCGGTCTTCTTTGACTTTTTATGCTCAAATATGGGCGCATTCGGGTTCTGGCCTTTCTTTGCACCGCACATAAAACCAAAGAGAAAGAAAAATGGTATCAAAACAGCTAAAATTATAGTTATGATCTCATATAACATGTATCTTGTCTCCTTTCGTCATGCCGTATTTCTTCTCTTTCGTGAACCAGTCACGCTTCCTCTTGTGGTATGCTCGCTTGTTTCTTCGCCATATCAGCCTTGAAAGAGCCTGGCTCATAGCATCGACCATATCGTCATGTTTGCCATTGGGGAACTGCGAACATTCCTCGATAAACTCTTTAGTGAACTTCTTATTGCTCGGAACATACACGTTTCCGCTCTCGATAGCGAATGAAACGGCATTTACCCTCGATTCTTTGCTTCCTCTCGGTTCAACAGGGATTATGCCCTCGATTTTCCGCCTCAAGACCTGTATTATCGCTGTGCCGTTGGCTTTATCCTCTATCAGAATCTCTTTGACTCCGAAAAGTGCCTTTAACTGCACGATATTGTCCATTGTCGCTTGGAAATTCAGATGTTTCCTCACTTGATGCACAAGGTAACAGTTCGGGCCTCGTTTGCCCCATATCTGAATGACCACAAAATCACTTGTTTCATAGTCTTTGAATGCAGCATCAACGCTCATAATGAGGTGTTCCCACGTCATTTCATCGTCATATTCGTATTTCTGCCACCATTCACGCCTTAAAAGGTTGCCTGCAAGGCTTGTCGGACGGCCTTGATACAGGGCGTTCCATGCTCTGATACCGCTCTCGCCTTCTGACTGTATATCGCCCTGCTCCATGGCGTATTTGAAACTCTCAAGCCACTTCTTGTCTTTGCCTATTTCCGGAACTAAAGGCTCTCCGACCTTGCGTCCGAGTATGTCATCTTCCTCTGCTTCCATCGGAAAGTTCATCACAGTGGCAAAAGGATCGCTCATAAGACGGCCGAAAAGGTCATCTTCATGCCATCTTGTCTGTATGACGATTATTTTCGTGTTTTTAGAGAATCTTGTCTTGAATGAGTTCTGCCACTCTTCATATAGTTTCTGCCTTATCTGCTCTGAATCGGCTTCTTCCCTGTTCTTTATCGGGTCATCTATTATCATCAGATTGCAGGCGTTACCTGTTACACCTGACGTGACGCCCCTTGACAGCATTGAGCCTCGTTTATTCGATAATTCAAAGTTATCCACAGCTTTAGTCTCGTTTGATACCGATATGCCGAAGATATAGCCGAACTCGTTTATCTTGTCTCTGTTACGCCGTCCGAACCTTTTGGCAAAGTCGGAATTATATGAAATCTCGATAACTCTGTTGTTCGGATTGCGCCCTAAATACCATGAAGGCAGCGTTTCGGTTATTGAGACTGACTTGCCTACCTGCGGCGGTGTCGATATCAGAAGAATGTCGTATGGATTGCCTGTGTCTTTCTCGATAAACTCCTGGACCTTCTCACACAAGTACTTATGGAATCTTGTGGGTTTCCACCGAAGTTCGTCTTTCGTATAGTCAAGTCCGTGGTTTTGTACCTCAAATACATATCCGAGATAATTGCTCCTGACGAACTCTGTATATGCTTCCCTTGCCCTTTTAGCCATACAAAAATATCCCCCTGACCACCTTTATGACGACTCCCCTTCAATGGGGGTATAGCCTAACGCCTTTAACGCCGCTATCGCATCGTCATTCTTGATGTTTATCGTTATATCCTGTCTGTCTGCTTGATCTTGCCATCCTTCCCGGGCCTTCATGATGAATATGTCGCTCACCTTTCCGACAGCAGACAGCCTTTCCTCTCTCTCAAGACTGACAAGAAGTCTCGCTTTGCCTATTACCTCGCTCATAACAAGGTCTTTCCGCTCATTGTCTGTCAGATATTTATATACGTCCTGCAATTCCTCTATCTGCCTGTAGTTGTCAAGAGCGATCTTTACCTCTGCTTCGCTCTCTCTGCATGGAACGCCTTTAAGCAGTGTATAAGCGTCCATCTCCCCTGCGGCATACTTCCTGAATGTCTGCGGCATCACATTCAAGGCTACTGTAAGCCCTGTCTCTGTTAACGGCTTCTTGTTCTGCTCACAAGTCGCTACGTACTTCGCAAGCCTGTATGCCATCAGGTATGGATTCGTGTATGCTTTCGGCTTTCCGCCCTGACTCCTTAACACTTTCTTTGCGTCTGCCGCTTTCTGTCTACTTGCCATATCTGACCTCTTTGTATATTTATTCAGTGTTTCAATGTGTTTCCTCGGGATATTTTTACACTTTCCCTTGTTTTTCTGCATCTTTATGCAAAAACCTATGTATGAATATGCAAAATAGGCCCCTTTTTTTATTGTGAAATCTTTTTAAGGGCCTCTGCGTATGTGTGTGTCTATATATATAGTAATAATAAAACCCCGGTCGAATGGGGGTTCGGGATTGCTTATCTACCATTTAATAATATACGTAGCAGGGCAACTACCTACCTATTTATTTTTTTTCTTCTCTTCTCGCAGTGATGGAGTGTATGTATCATGTATGTTGCACGTTGGGCTGTACCCTTTGCAATTGCTACGTCTATTAACATTAGTGTAATGTTTCCTACTATTATATATCTTGAGTTGCAATCTGGTTTTCAATACTACATTGCATGGTATCGTGTACCATTTTTGGTACTTGCTTGTTCGACGTAAGAGCGCTAATATCAATTTATTATCAGCATATCAATTTATCAAGCATCAATTATTATCTTCATTAGATTATTATCGATATCGATTTACAGGTGTTGAGTGTGTACCGTGATATGCGATTATAGGTTGTTAGGTATCTGTTGTTCTATCTGTCAATTGTTCTATAATTGTATAGTGCCTTGTTCTCTTATGGTATGTTGTCACTGATACGTTGTGCGCTTGTGTTCTCTTCAGGTATCAATTACACCCTTGAATGTTGTGCGCTGCTATTCAATAATTGACTGATCCGCACGTGATTATTGAATATGATATACTACTTTACACTATAATTATAATCGCTGTAAGCATTGAAAACACTGACAATTTTATGACAGGCTAAAAGTTTTTTTAGAAAGTTTATAAAAAAGTGTTGACATACATACCATGTAGTGTTATAATGAGCTTGCGAAAGTCGATAAAGACAAGATGCAATGTAAACCTTGAATGTGTCACTCTTGCACAACGTCACAAAAGACAATCGCAAAAAAGTACTTGACAATACATACCATGTATGATACAATCAAGTCACACAAGGGCAAGCAAGCCCAAACAAAACATTGTCATACATACCATGTATGACACAGCTGAAAACAGCGTATCACGCAATAATGAACACCTCATTTGAGTACAAGTCATATTGCCCCTGAGCGCAAGAGAACAGCAAAATGACCGAACAGTGTTAGACATGGGTGGCGAGCACCTAATAACTCGGGAACCTTGACAACTTAATGACAGTCGGTGAAAACGTACAATCTGCGATGATGTGGGCAAGTACCATGAGCGGAGAAGAAAACAGGCGGTGGGAAACCGTAGGGATTGAATAGCACCAGCGACTGCAACAAAACCCTTGTATCTGTCTTGAGCGCATAGCAGCAGGGCTGTGCGTTGAATATCAGACACAAGAGAAAGTGAGGAAAAAACGATGAAAAAGGGAACATTCTATAAGAAAATCAGAGCAAAGAAAGAAGCAAAAGGCTTCACATTCGAAAAGGCAGAAGGCTATATCGACCACGGCGCAAGAATAGCCTATCACAAAGAGCCGGGCATCTACGAGAAAAACAAGATGTTTTGGTTCGCAACTGACACACAGTCAGGACTGCTGGTGGTCTCTCATGGATACAGCACAAGAAAAGAGTGCATGGCAGATGTGGAGAAACTGGATCTGAACAAAATACGCAAGGGCGAAAACTATAACGCTTTTGTCAAAGACCTGCAAGAGTGGCTGCTGGAGCAGAACGATGTGAAAGAAGAGATTGAGCGCAAAGTTGCAGAGAAAGAAGCGAAAATAGCACAGGAAGGAGAAAACGAAATGAAACAGACAAAGAAAAGAGCAAGAACTATCGGCAAGGGCATTTGCGAAAAAAGCGAAGTCGTAGAATGGAAAGACATCGTAAAAGTCAAGAAAAGAGCAAGCATCAAGAAGCTCGAAAAGAAAGAAAAGCCTGCAACGTGGGCACGCAACGAGGAACTTCACGGAATCGAGATAACTTTCAAAGAAAAGCCCGAAAAGGCTGTCAGGGATATGCTCAAGTCCGTTGGGTTCAGATGGCATAACGCAAAACAGCTTTGGTACGCAAAAGAGACCGAAGCAAGAGTCAAAGTCGCTGAAATGGTGTGCGCATAATGCACACCCCTTTAATGCTACCGAGGGCGGTCACAAGTCCGTGTAAAAGCAGAGTGAAGGGATAAAGCAAGAAAACAGAAAGAGGTGGAAACTATGACAAAGTATGAAGAAATGATAAGAAAAGCAATCTCAATGCTCGAAAATGATGACGAGCTGTTTTGCGACATGGTAAACGGGCTTGACAACTGGAACGGTTTCGCAGATGGTTTTCGGTGCTACAGAATGGACGAACTGGACGAACTGTTTTACGGTTGCAGTCTCACGGACTTTTTAGACAAAATCAGCGTAGGGAACTTTGACCTGAACGATGAGTATTTTGTAGACTCAATCTATGGTCTTGAGACAGTAAACGACATGGCAGAACACTACCGTGACAACGTAGACACTGGAGAACTGCTTGACGAAATCATAGAAAACTGCGGGCATATTTGGTGCTATGATGACGAGTTTGAAGAGCTGATTAACGACATAATCAACTATAGCGAAGATGAAGAAGCTATAGCAGCGTAACAGTATTAAACCTTGCGGTGTATAGGTTAACCGCATACTTGAGGCATAAACAAGGGGGCAACACGTCCCCTTTTGAGAAGGAGTGAAGACAATGACATATGAACAGAAATGCAAGGAAATGATAAGAGAGTTCATAAAGCATGAATATTATATCGACGAAGACCCTGAAAACAGAGAAGGCATACTGTATTCGGTCTTTGATGATGATAACGAGCAAGAGCACGATATACAGATTATCGCAGATATCAACAACAGAACTATTGAGTTTTACTACGATGACATAATTTGCGATAGGACGGCTGATGTAATCCATAAATACAGCGATGATGAGTTTATCAAGCAGATGGTTAATCTTGACTGGGATGACATATATTGCAGGGCGGTGGATGAATACAGAGAACAGGAAGGAGCAGAACAATGAACTGGCAAACATGGATAGATAATAACGCAATAACGACCGACACAACATGGATAAACGGCATTCAATACAAGTTTGCAACACTTGATGACGGATGGATAGCAATCTTTGAAATCGGCAGAGACGGCAAACCGCATCCGCAGATACAGGCGGCTGACATGGCACACGCTGAAAGTTGGTGCTACATGAGAGAACCTATAAACGTGCCGTTTGATGTAATATGCGAGAGGTGAGAAAGTGAGAACAATCTTTGAAATAATCACAGGGGCAATCACAGCATTGCCCTTTTTCATAATCTTGAATCAAGTTTGGTAGGAGGAAAAAACAATGAGAGAAGAATACAAAGAGAAAAGGGATTTTGTAAAGGCACTGGAAAAGGCGATCCTGTCAGATAGTCGCAGTTACGTTAAAAGCATTGACTACGACTACAGGGAGAACGAGCTGCCGAGAGAGATAGTAACAATCACATACAAGAACGACTATTCAGTCAGAATCAACGTAGAAATCAACAGTAATGGAGCGAACGCACAAGAAATTATCCGGGAGATATACGGAAACGGAGCGCATGGCAGAATGTATACAAGAGAGGAGCTGATATTTTGAGAAAGTACGACTGGAACAGAGAAGTCAAGTTTGACTGGAAAACGGCACTATATGTAATCGGGATAACACTGTTTATCCTTGCATGAAAACAAGCTGGCCTATCGGCTATACGGGGAGAAAGTGAGAACGAAAATGATTTATATATGCGAATTGCCGAAATCAGTTGTAACACTGATATATAGCTTGGCAGAACTGAACTACAAGGAGCTGTATCCCGAAATGGATTATCCATGGATAAGGGATAAGTTGAGCGACCTGCCGAACTTCAAAATCAAAGATGTGATTCCATTACTGCAAGAGTATGTTGATGAATTATACGAAAGGAGCGCAAGATGAAAGAGTATGAAGTAAGGGTGAGTACCACGATATATGCGACAGTGAAAGTTGTCGCAGAGGACGAACAGGACGCATACGACAAAGCCGAGTTCAATATCTCTGCTGAAGAGTATTGCGACAGCACTTACGGCTTCGAGCTTGATGATGAAGACATGGAAATTATAGAGACATCAATGGAGTACACCATCAATGTTGACGATGTAACAGAAGCATAGAAGGGAGAAACGAAAATGAAATGCAGAGTAGAACATGAAGATGCGATTAGAGTTACCGCCCATTTTGAAGACTTTGACGGCTCTTTAGAAGACTGGAAAGAAACATGGTACACGTTATGGCGATACCAAATGACCTTCAGCTTTGCGTATGAGATAGCCTTGCAGCATGCAAGACATAACGGAGTGTATGTAGACATGTTGGTTAAGCCCAGTTACATAGAAAATCTTGAAGTCACTATGCACGACCTTGGATACAGAAGAGTCAGGACATCTGATGAGCGTATCGGTTTTGTAGATGACGAAACAGACGATTGCTTCACTTGGGCAGGCATGTATTAAGAACTAAAGCCGATGGCGGAGCGGCAAAACTCCGCCAGAAAGGATATGCAAAATGTTCGATTATGAAAATGCAATATTAAACAGGCAAGAGGCAGAAACAGAAGATTGTGCAAGGTGTGAACATCTTGAATGTTGCCGAGAAGGACGATATAAAATCAGTCCTTGCGAGGAAATAAAGTCAGTTTACAATCCGTATATTTGTGAAAGGAGTGCAAAATGACAAGCTTTGAACAGCAAATGGTAGATACTTATCTTGAGTTTACGCTCGGGATCATGGAAGAAAAGGACGGCAAGATAATAATTGATTGCCCTGACGCAAAAATGGAGTATGCAGACAAGTCAGAAATGCTGTCTGATATAGCTTACTGGTACAGATGTGTTTTAGAAATGGAGTGACGCAGAATGAAGCCTATGGAAATAACAGCAGATATGAAGAACGCTAAACAGGCAAGGATAGACAAGCTTATAGAAAAGCAGAACGAAAGCATAGCCTATGCCGTTAAAAACGGACGGCATGACGCTTGTTTTGTTACCGACCATCACCATGTTGACAGCGACCTTTTTTCTGAACTCAAAGGGATATTCGAGAGTGCCGGATATAAGGTCTACCCTACTGGGATAATCGGTGGAGTATGGCAACAAACGTACACAATAGCATGGTAGTTGACAGATAGAACATGAAAGGAGCAGAACAATGAAAACAGATTTTTGCGGAATGCATGGTGACAATATCATGTTTGAAATCGTAGACCATCTCGGAGTACTCAGTACAGATCAGAATGGTTGGCGGAAAGAACTGAACATAGTGAAATGGAATGGCGGTGAGCCGAGGTATGATATAAGGTCATGGAGCGAAGACCATGAACTTATGACAAGAGGTATCACACTCACTCCGAAAGAGTTTAGCATACTGCAATACACGCTCGGCACAGAACTCTTGACAGGTAGAATATAAGATATACAGAAGGGAGTGATACAAAATGAGTAGAATAATCAGCGAAACAGGCTATCGTGAACTGTCGCACATAGTACAGACAGAGGACGGCAAGCTGTACTTGGTAGACAGCAACAATACGTTAGATCATGGATATGAAACGATGGTGTTCAGATGGAACAAACGCAAGAAAAGGCCCACATCATGGAAAGACCTGTATTGTGCGTTCCATTTGTCCGAAAATAGTATGCGACTTGCGCATTATACAATCTGCAATAGCCTTGAAGAATATATTTGCAAAGTGTGATATAATTTACGGATAGAAAGGAGTTGTAACAATGCTGAACGAGGAAAAAATCAGAGCGAAAATCAAAGAATTGAAAGATATGTAGGCATCATGGTGTTTAATAAGGATTTTTGAGAGAGGTGAAGAACAATGACAAAATCAGAAATGATTGAATATGTATGTGACAGTTACGTTACAGACGAGGATTGGAAAAACCTCGTCCTTAAAGACTATGGCAGTTTCGATAATTTTGCAAAGTCCATAAGCAAAGATGAAGCTGTGGAAATGTATCATTATTGCAAACAACTTGAGGGAAGCGAGGTGATATAATGGGCAAAACATCAGCAGAAGTTAAAAATAGATATGCGGCAAAAACATATTTGCGTCTCAATTTATTATTAAGACTTGAAGACGACAAGGAATACATAGAATATCTCGACAAACGCAGGTCAGAAACAGGCGAAAGCCTTGCGGAAATAATCAAAGAAGCACTTGATCTTCTCATGGCAGAAGGAAGTGTGAACAAGTGGAAATAATTACACCTCAAAAGAGCGGCTGCCTTCCGGGCGGCCGTCCTTTTTTATTTTTTGGCTAACCTATCAGAGCAGAAGTCAGCTTGTCGAGTGCCTTTTTTCTGTGCCTGTAAACTGTGCGTTCTTCAATGTTCCGCATATAGCACTGCTCCGCTATGGGCTTGCCGTTAAAACAGATATTGACCGCCTCTATTTCATCGTCCGTGAGGCACAAAAAGGCTGTTTTAAGCAGTTTTATATCCTTTTCATAGTCTTCTATCTTCTCGGATAAATTAACTCTTAAAACAGCTATTTTATCTACTCCGTCATTTGAAGGCGAAGTCTGTACTTTTTCCCTTGAGGGGTCAAGCCCTCGCATTCCGTCAAGATTATTATACTGTTCTCTCAATGCCGGAAGTTGCTTTTCATGTTCAAAGCAATCTTTAACGAATTTTGCTATATTAAAATCAAGATAATTGTTAATCATAGTCGCTCCCATGCCTTATATAATCTCATAAAATCATCTAAAGGCATAGTTACTAACCACTTTCTGTTGTTCTTTTTGTGCATTACACACGGCAATTCTGTGCTTTTTGCGTCATGTTCTGATTGTTCCATTGCGTCATAGATATTCAGCCTTTCGACGTGTTTGCACTCAATATGCAGTTTTGGAAGGCCGACAACATCTGCATCGCCATTAGCACCGCAATACTGTTGCCCTCTCCTGCACTCGTAGCCGTGTTTGTTCAATTCCTTTGCAAGTTGCCGTTCCGCTCTTGCGCCCTTCTGTCTTGAATTAACCATCAGCATCACCAACATGATCTAACGCCCACATACAAGAGGATAGGTATTTACATTCCTGACGGACACCGCCTTTGTACCTGCCTGTAATGTCAAGCACCCGGATTAACTCAAGGAAGGGGCACTCGCTACAATTCTCGCTCAACACTGTTGCAGTTATCTTCTGTTCTGTTTTTTTAATCATGCGCTTCTCCTTTCAAAATTTCAATAGCTCTGATAATCCCTTTACGCACTTCGCTGTTTTCTGCGTCCTCTGCCGCCTTTTGCAGTTTCCGCATGTCGGCGTTCATCGCATACATCGCTATGTCCAGTGCTATCTGATAGTCCATCGGATAGTCTTGCTGAATATCTCGCTTGATAAGTTCAAGCATCTTGATTGCTTCTTGTCTCGTCATTCCGCATCACTCTCCGTTTCTTTCCGCAGTACGGATAATATTTGTTTTTTGACTTCGGGAAAACACTTATCGCAAAACTCTCTTTCTTCATACCTAAATTCATCAGTTCGCTTTTGCCCGATAATTGCCGTTATCGGTGTTAGTCTGCTGTGAACACGAAATTCTTTACCGCATCGGTCACAGTACCATTTAATTACTTCCATCTGTATCACTCTCCCTCTTTCCGTCCGCATGAACAAAAGCCGTCTTTTGCTGTCTGCAATGTTAGGTATTCGTTCCAGTTACAGATGCCATAAATATCATCACCATTGCACCATTTAACACAATCTTTGCAGTGTACTATTTCGGGCTTTTCTAACGCTTCTATCGCTATGTTGATTGCCATGTACAGCTTAAAATCTTCGGAGCATACATTGCGTTTAGCCCTTGGCTCGAGTTCTGCTATATAGTCTTTTAGGACTTTCAATGCTTCTGCTTTTTTCGCTTCTGCTTTTTTCATTCTTCATCACTCTCCCTCTTTGGCTCAAAACGGCACCCACGATATTCGACCATACAGTTGTTATCCCAAGTGTTCCACTTGCAATCTTCGCACTTCGGCTCTTTCTCACCTTGCCCAATAATTATTCGGGGCAATGATAGGTGCTGTAATGCTTTTATTGCCATGTCGAGTGCTTCCTCAACTTCTTCCGAATAATCTTCTTTGTCCAATATGAATTTAATCGACTGGCATATTTCTGCCGCTTCTTGCATTTTCATTGTTCTGCTCTCCTGTATTCCTCTGTGCCGTTCAGCCATGGCTCTAAACTAACTGTTTCAGCTTCCGCAACGTCCCAGCCTGTCGCTTCGTGCATTGATAACGGTACTGTTATTCCTGTCTCCATCGAAGTGTGTCCGCTTGTGTACCATAGAATTTTTTGAGCATTGTAAGCATTCTGCGAATACAATCCCTTTGTGTTGCGCTGTGTTGCTATTACTCGTAATTGTTCTCTTGTGAATGCTCTCATGATGTTTGCTGGTATATACTTTGGAGCTTTTATCTTTTCGCTCATATCATTCCTCGCTTTCTGTTTTCTTACAAAACGCACAGTGGTCATCATTCCATAAAGCGCATAATTCTTTCAAACATACGGCATAACCGCCGTTCCATTGAATTATTTGTGATGACATAATCGGGCATATAGTTTTTCCTTTGTTTTGTTTTTTGAGTTCAATCTTTTCTTCGTATTTAAGCCATTTATTTTTGTCGATTTCATCATCGAGTTTCATAATAATAGCCATATCATTCCTCGCTTTCTGCTAAAACACCCAATCTTTTTTCTCTTGTACATGACGTACTCTTCGCACGAAATCTTTGTACATTTTGTCAATTTTTCTTTTCTCTTTCCATGTCGTAAACCCTGAATCATATAATTTTTCTCTTTTCTTCTTTTGCCGTTTGTTCATATCATTCCTCGCTTTCCCTGGGCGTTTCGTGTTCTTCTCGATACCTTGCGGCTCTCTGCTCCATACAGGAAAACAGGTATGTCCTGTATAATTCTTCCGCCTTAACACCAAACACATCGCATATTCCCATAAATGCCGATAATGTTATTTTGCGTTGCCCTGTCAGATACAATGACAAAGTAGCTTCGTTTACGTCTATTTTCTCCGCCAACTCTTTATGCGTTATGCCTTTTATCACGCAATATTTATCTATTACATGATAAAATTCTGTGTTAAATCGTTTTTTCATACTTCCTCGCTTTCTGATCAATATTATTTTCTACAATCAGGTATTTCTGTTAGACCTTCTATTTCTTTATGAATTGAACCTTCTATTGGACACCATTTGGGCAATACCTCTTTTGCTTCATGTTTCCAACCTATTGTTTTCCCTGTAATTCTACACTCCGCTGTTGATAAATAAGGGGAAAAGTCGTCTCCGGCTATATAATACAAGCCACATTCGTAACAAGTTTTCGGCATTTCTCTGTCTACGACTATTTTGTACATATCATTCCTTTCTGCGTTTAATTGCGTCATTTATACATTTAATTGCGTCATTTGCTTTTGTTTTGGTGTAGTTGACATTTCTCTCTCAAAGTTGATGTTTTAGTTAGCATCTATAATTCTTTCTCTGATAAATCTGTTTGCATATTGTGGGTGTATCATGCTGCGTAGCACTTGCCTGTCAATATACCCTTGCTTTTTCTGTTTACTAATTATTCGTGTTTCAACATATTCGATCGGCTCGAACAAGAAGTTGTTTTTCGGTTCACGATTTACGAACCAAAATTGTGTTGGTTTCTTATAATAATCTCCGTTTATCGTTCGGTCTTTATCTATCAAAGTTGGTTTCACACACCAATACGTTGTTAAATAATGTGGTTGAGTGTACGGATTTTCGACTATCATTTGCAACCCTCGTCTTATCGCAATAAGAAAAAGCATTGATATTAGTTCATACATCTGTGAAAGGTCTTTATGTCGTTTCATAGAATAGACTAATTTTTCTTCGAGAGTTTTGTTTTTGAGTTGATTTGCTTCACCTCGCAAAAGTATTGCGTTGTTCTCCTGAAAGTGGGTACACGGAAAAAAGGCAAGTATTAAATCCTCTTTCGCTATGTTATCGAAGACACTTGGCTTTCCGTTGTACCCCCCCCGAATTTCTGAAAACAAGTCTGCTTTATAATCTGTTTGCCCAAAATCGTTTTTAATATCATAGTCGTACGCTTCATATCCCAACTTGATAAACTCATTTTTGAACGTTCCCGACTGTTCAAATAAACAATATACTTTCATTTCATTTCCTTTCTTTGTGCAGTTCGGGCGCAATTTTCCTGCTCCTGCGTACTCTGTTGCGCCCGTCTGCTGACAGACTGACTTATATTCAACACTTATGCACTACTACTAAAAATATTGTTATAACTTTTGTCTGCTATCTACTAAAGTAGAAATTGTCTTTTGAAATTGATGAAATTATTTCTTCTTGTGATAACTTATGCGTCAGTCTGTTTTTAACGCTTCTTGTAACTCGCAACATTTTATTGCAACTATAGTTGCTTGTGGGTCTTCTGAATACCATCCCTCCGAACACATTTGTGCGTGTATTGATCTATTTACCAAATATAAATTTTCTATTTCGCAATTCAGAGGATTTTTATCAAGGAATATAATGAACATATCTTTTGGAATTTCGCCGTATTCCTTTTCCCAAACAATATCTTGTTTTCTTTGCCAATTTTCTTTGTTTCTGCCCCTTTCGTTTCCTACTTTGACATACACGTACCCGTCTCTTATTACTTCTTCGCCTATTTTGTAGATCGGCTCTTTACCTGTGAAAAAACCTTTTTTTATGTTGCCTGTTCTGCTGACAATTTTTAACCGTTTGCACATCAAATCTTTTATCTGTGATTCAGTCCTTTTACAGTTGAATTTTTCATTGAATTTCTCAGTCAGTTCTTTGTAAGTTATTTCGGCATCTTGATTTATCAACCATGTTTTTTCTTTTTCTGTGTAAAAATGATAATCGCTCGCATTCTTCCTAACATGGTTTTTCCCTAAAGTTTTTGTAATATGTTGTTGGAGCGCACTTACCCCAACAACACATCCAAACTTTTCATTAAATCGCTTTGTGACTTCTTCATAGCTTAGCGATACATCTTGTGCCAATAACCATGTTTTTTCTTCTGCTGTGTATTTATGAGCCATCACACCAAATCCTTTATTTTGCTATTCGGAATAAGACCTGCCGAGTCCAGTTTTTCTGCTTGTAAAATCAAATTACCGTTCTTTATCGTTTGCTTCGCAAGCTTTACAAGAATTTCTGATTTGTATCTTTCGACTTTCATCTGCTCTTGTGTCAAATCATCATTCGATATTCTTTCTATTTGTTTTGTTAATACTTCGTGAAGTTCTGTATATTTCATTATTTTTTCCTTTCTGTTCCTTTTACCTCTTTAACATAACTTATGTGTCAGCTTGTTATTGGCTCCTAAAATGGTATATCTTCTACTGGTTGAAAACCAAACTGCTGTTGCTCTGGCTGTTTCTGATCATTGCTTTTCGTCCATTCAAGGAACTCAACCCTGTCAGCTATTACGTCTGTTGTATATACCTTATCGCCATTCTTGTTTGTGTAACTGCCTGTTTGTATTCTGCCCTGTATGCCTATTAACGAGCCTTTCCCAATGAACTTCTCGCAGTTTTCTGCCTGCCTTCCGAAAACAGTTATTCTCGGAAAGTCAGTTTCTTTCGTGCCGTCCTTTTTTGGCGGTCTGTCTATTGCCATTGTGAATGTCGCTATTGCCATATCGTTTGTCCATCTGACTATAGGATCTTTGGTAAGTCTGCCTATTAACTGTACGCTATTCATGCCTTTTCCCCTCTCATTATATTTACAATCTCTTCGCCTAACTCTTCCGCACTCATAAAAGCGAGCCTGCCTGCCATCGCTATATCTTCTCTTATTGCTTCATCGCTCATTCCGTCTTCTTTCATGCGCTCTCTCGTTGTTTTAATGTGGATAGCCAAATCCGCTAACCTTTCTTCTCTGCTGCCGCTTGCGAATACTTTTCCTTCAACTATCGTTATCATTCCTTTTCTCCTTTCACTGTTTCCAGCCTTCACCGAATGCTTCTGTACGCATACGGTCTATCTCTTCTTGTGATAACTCATAAGTTTGTGTCTTGTGATTGACAGCCCACTTATCCTGCTTGCCTATTTGCCATATAAGGCTGTCATGATCTTCATAGTGCTTACTGGCGTTAGCAAGATATTCTCCTACGTGGTTTATAAGTCCGTCTGCGTCTGTAAAATGTTCCTTTATAGCTTTGTACTCTTCGTCTGTTAACATGACCTTTCCTTTTCGTCCGTAGGCTGACTTGCGTGCGGTTCTCTCTCTCTCTTCTTCCCTTCTTCCCTTCTTTTCCTTCTTGGTACGTGGTCGCTTGTTGGTCGCTTGTTGGTCGCTTGTTGGTCGCTTGTTGGTCGTTTCACCATCTTTTGCTTG